GGCGGCGGAAGCTGCCCGTGACGCGTTGGGCCTTGATCCAGAAGGCATACTTGGTAAAGGCGCGGAGATCGTAACTCAGTTCGTGGTCCCCGGTCTTGGTGCTGCAGGCTTGGTTGCCAAGGGCGCGAAGGTAGCTCGTGCTGCAAAAGGTTTAGCTAAAACCCCTATGACCAAGGCCGAAAGGTTCTCCCTTGCTGGGAAGGAACTGGCTGCGGCGGGCGTTGCAGACGGCGCAGTTTCTACCGATGGCATGACTACGATTGGAGACTGGGTGGACATGGGTCCAACCCAGACCAGCGACTTGATTGGTTTGAGCGGACGAGAGAAAGCCTTGGCTCGATTAGGGAACAGGCTAAAGGTAGCCTCAGAAGGCACATTACTTGGCGGCGTTGCGCAAGGCGCGTTGATGGGCGCAGGTAAAGCTATAGGTGGCGCAGGTAAAACCATAGGTCAGACAGAGTTTGGACAGGTTAGTGCTAAAGCTGCCAGCGAAAAGATCGACCAAGCCGGACGTAAGATTGACAACCTTCTGGAACGTAGGCTCTTGGCAAAGCCGGGATCTGCAGACGAGTTGGGATACTTTAAGACCAAGCTGGCTGACGCCATAGCGTTTGGTCGCTACCGTGGATACTTGCCAGAACAGGCTGCTACCAAACGAGAGTTGCTTGACGGGCAGGTTCAGGTGCAAATCAAAAAAGCTGACCGCATTCTCAATAACTTGGAAACAGAGATAGATTCTTTTGTAAAGAAAACTCCCGAAGGTGAGGGGAACCTCGACCGCGTGGGCATCATGTCGAAGTTGGAGAGTTATCTGACTGAAGCAGATAGAGGTGTGAAAGCCAGAGTGTTAAAAGAACTACCAAAGCCAGTTCGCAACAATGCAATTCGTATGCGTAAACACATCGACAAACTCAGCGATGATGTCCTCAAGAGCGACTTCTTGAAAGAGAACAAGTTCACGGTTGATGGCAAGAATATCAATGACTTGATAGAGCAGAATATCAACAGCTATCTTCGTCGTCGTTACAAGATCTTTGAAGACTCCAAGTATGTTCCAACGGAGAAGTCTGTAATAAACGCGGATTCATTCTTTCGTAAGAACAGAAAGGCTACGGAGAAAGAACTTACAGAGATGGCTCGTGGGGATGTGTTCGACGAACTATCTAAAGAGTTCTTGAAAGCCAATGGCTTACGAAAAGTAAATGGCAAAGACGGTGTCGAGATTAAATTGGGCGCGAAGGTTACCGATGCAGTAGCGCAGAAAGCTCGGGAAAACTTCTTGGGTCGTTACAGTATCAAGTCTCGTGAAAAGCTAGGCGGGGGTCGCATGGCTCGTGACCGCTTGGATACAGGTATGTTTATGTCTCGTGAGGAAGTGCCGGACGAGTTAAGGGCGTTGCTCGGGGAAATAGATGATCCTCGTGAGGCGTACCTTGGTACTATTGCTGACCTTGCCCAGTTCACAGCGGTGGATGATTACTTTGGAACCACCGCAAAGATGGCGAACCAAAAGTCTGGTATCGGCAAGCTGTTTGTAAACGGCAACAAACTGGACCCAAACCAGCAGAAGGCTCTTAGCCAACAGGGATATATCAAGCTCGGCGGAGAAGATGGAGCCAGCAGCGGGGTTCAAGTTGTAGGCCGTCAGGCAGACGAACTAGAAAAACTCGTCGGCAGGTCTGGATGGGGGAGCTTGGATGGATTCTATGTTCCTGCTCCGATATACAAAGATCTAACTCGGCAGATCCTTGCCGAAGATAGCGTCGGTACAGCCGCGTTAAGGGGACTATTCGGTACGTTCTTGAAGGCCAAGGGTATATCCCAGTACAGCAAGACTGTTCTGTCCCCCATCACTCAGGTCCGGAACTTTACTACAGCCCTCACGTTTGCAACAGCTAACGGAAATGTCCCTGTGCTCGGACGTGGCAGTAGCCTCAAGGACTCAGCGCAAGCAGTCTTTGCAAACATCACCAACAAAGGGTCGGACGATGTCTTCGCAGATTTGGCTGACGCGCAGCAGCGCGGGGTCCTCGGTACTAACGCCGAGCTTCGCGAGATCCAAGACACCTTGAACAAAGGTTTGGATATCTCGGCCCGTGATCCTAAGAACTTCATCGAGGCTGTCGCTGGCACAGGTGGCGGCGCACGAGAAAAGTTAGCTCGTGGTGTGGGCAAGTTAACCAAGCCTTTGGAAGCAGCGTACCAAGGCTCGGATGATTTCTGGAAATACTTTAACTACAACGCCGAGCAGGCGCATCTGCGGAATGCGTTGAAAGGTTCCAGCCCCGATGATCAGATCAAGTATCTGACTAAAGGCATGGATGACATTGAAGTAGACTCTTTGATAAAACGGGCTGAAGCCAACAAAGGCGATGTGTTAGACGAGTTAATTAAGAATCGCTCGGCACAGATTGTGCGTGATACCGTGCCAAACTACAACAAAGCCTCTTCTGGCTTGGTGCAGTTGGGGCGTCGTCTTCCTATCGGTAACTTCATCTCGTTCCCTGCGGAGATCTATCGGACAGGCTTTAACATCGTGAAGCAAGGGCTGGATGACATGGCGTCGGACATCCCTGCTATTCAAACTCGTGGGCGCAACCGTCTGCTCGGGTTTACTATGACTACAGCCGTTGTACCCGCTGCTGCGCTTGAAATAGCTTACGCTACGACAGGGGTGAGCCGAGAAGAAATGGATGCGTACAAACGGTCCTTCGCCCCTCGCTGGGAAAAGGGCTCTGTCCTGTTGCCCTTGGGGAAGACAGAAGACGGCAAGATCCAGTATATGAACTTCAGTACGTCTAACCCATATGATGTGCTGACCAGGTTCGCCAACCGTGCGATCAACGAAGCTGACGATGCTGTTCGTGAAGGTAAAGATGTGGGCCAAGTTCTTGAGGACGTAGCTCTGGGAACACTGAGTGAAGTGTTTGAACCTTTCATGTCAGAGGCAATGCTTACCGAAGCCTTGATCGATGTGACCTTGCGTGGAGGTAAGACTGCCACGGGTGCAGAAGTTTACAGCGGCTCCGACGATTTTGGCGCACGTCAAAGCAAAAAGTTCTTGCATGTCATGGACACCCTGATGCCAAACGTCATTCCGGCAAACGTCTCGGGCGGCAAGCTCGAGCCTAGCCGTTTCTTGCGTGGCGTTCTTGGGTCTGAGGACGGCTTGATTACCAGCCAAGACAAGATGGGCCGTGAACGCAGCGCACTCGGAGAGTTTGCCCGTCAAGCTACAGGGGTCTCGGTCCTTGAGTTCGACCCCAAGAGAGGCTTGGAGTACAACGGATACAGGCCTACCAAGTGATCGAGGACCTACGGTCCATGGGTCTAAGCGATGCGGAGATCCGCCGTGAACTCAAGAAGAACAACATCGGTGGTGTCAAAGGTATCATGCGCGGAGAGTTTGAACCGTTCAAGGTTACAACCAAGAACTTCAAAGAGATGCGCGGAGCAGGAATCTATGATCAGTTCCCTCGCGCTGAGATTCAAGAGATCCGCAGGCAGATGAACAGGTTACCCTTGGCTCCGGATGATGCTCCTCGGACCACTGCTCCTGCTCGTGCTCCTGGGCCCGTGATCAACGATCCCTTCAAGACTGCTCCCGTTACTGTTCCTTCTGCTCCGGTGATTAACGATCCGTTTAAGCAGGGCAGCCTACCGCAGCCAACCCTTCCGGTGACCACGGCTCGTGCTCCTGGGCCCGTGAACCCTGCTCTGTTAGGCGGGACTCCAGCGGAACGTGCGGCTAACGCTTTCTTGCTTGATCGTTCCTAGTATCGATTTCACGGTAGACGAAGTCTCCTCCGGTAACTGCTACATGCAACCCGTTCCCACCGAGGAGTTTAATAAGCTCGTCTGATTCTTCCTCAACCTCGGCTAGGATCTCGGGATCCCCGAGGGATGCCGCAAGGTTTATGCAGGTAGCCATGTAGTTCACGACAGCGTCGATCTGCATCTGGTGCATTTGCTTAAAGCCAACAGTCTTGAAGTCTTCTATTTCCATCATTCTATTTCTCCCCAATCATCTTTGATATCAACGTCGATTTTGGAGGGGATCGAGAGTTCAATACCTGTCTCCATAATTTCCTGAATCCGAGCGGTCTGCTCTTCACTCTCTATGTTAAAGCATAGCTCGTCATGCACCGTCAGCATAGGGGTGTACCCCTCGTTGTAGCAATCAAGCATCGCTTTCTTAGTTTGGTCCGCCGCCGATCCCTGGATCAGCTTGTTCAGAGCTTTGTATGTGAACGCACGGCGTATGCCTCTACCACCAGCACCCCCGTACTCCTTCATAGCCTCGTCGTAGGGCAGGGGTTTGCCTGCTCCGAAGGTGACAGGCTCCCAGAGGTGAAAGCGGCTCTTACGGCCCAGCAGAGTGCGTATCTGACCGTTCTTATCCCCCTGCTTAGAGGCCAAGTCCGCCAGTCCTTTCACGAAGGGGACTTTTGTGTGGTGTCTTTCGATCAAATCCTTGGCGTCACCTTTAGAAATGCCCAGCTGATCCGCCAGTTTCGCCACGCCCATGCCGTACATGATGCCAAGGTTAACCGTCTTGGCTTGCTTACGGGTGATGTTCGCCAGGTCCGCCACCATCTGGTGCAGGTCAACGTCACCGTTGTTGAACTCATCTACGATCTGATCGACAACAGGATGCCGAATCGTGGACGGAACCATCGCCGCAAAGTGGACCAGTAACCTCGGCTCTTGGCTTGAGTAGTCGAACGATCCCCACTTGGCTCCCTCTTCTGGGATAAACAAACCTCGAATCATCCGCTTGATGTCGGGGTCCCGAGCCGGAATCTGCTGGAGGTTGGGGTTGGAGGACGGGAATCTACCCGTCACCGTGCCACCTTGGTCCCTCCGAGTGGAGTGCAGTTCAGTATGGATACGCCCGTTGGTCTCGTGCCGCAGGATGCTGTCGATAAACGTGCTATCAGCCTTGTCGAACTCACGCAGCTTAACCAAGATCTGAGCGATCTTCTCTGGCGAGTCATTGAGAAACGACTTGGTGAACGACGGTGTCCCCTTGTCGGTCCTTGGGTACTCCATGCCCAGCTTGTCAAACATCTTCTGGATAGATGCGGACGCCCAGATGTCCACCTCCATGCCAGCTTCTTTCTCCAAGAGACCGCGTAGGTGCTTGCTCTGTTCACGAAGAGCCTTCTTGTTTACCTCTGCTTTGTCCAGGTCAACCCGCACACCCTTGGTCCGCATGTCCAACATGCAGGGGATCAGGCCTATCTCTAGGTTCCACACGTCCCACAGTTCATCCTTGTCGAGGTGAACCTTCAACGCTCTCCACAGTTCGAGCGTGGCAACAGCGTCCATCTCAGCGTACCCACCAACAAACTTAGGGGGCAGCTTGTACATCTCTGACTTGGGGTTCAGCCCACGTTCGAGAGCCGCAGCCTTGAGCAGCTTCTCGTCCTTGCGGATTCCAGCATAGTCACGGGCCAACGAATCAAGGCTAAAGGTCCAACGGTTCTCGTCAACCAATGCACCTGTCACCATCGTATCGATGATCCGGCCTTTGACTTCCACGCCTTCGGCCCGCAGCCAGCCCGCATCGTAGGTAGCGTTGTGCATAATCACGTCCATCTCTGGCACAGACAGTTGCTTCTTCAACCACTTCATCGTGATCCGCGGATCTAGGTTATGACCGTTCTCGTGCCGGATGGGGAAGTACCCCTTGTACTCTCCCGCAGCTACAGCAATGCCGATGATGTGCCCGTCATTACGAGCCCACCCTGGGCCAAGAGTTACAAGGTTCGGGTCCTTGGTCTCCAAGTCAACGGCGACTTCTTTGTATCCGGTGAGATCGGGGTACTCAGTCGGGATGTTCCAATCAATCTCGATGATATCCATCTCACCTTTGATCTGGTAGTTAAGATCGCTGTGCTCACCGCCATCCTCTGCGAAAAGATTCTGCTGTGACATCAGGTGTCCTTCTTCAACATTACATCCAAACGTCTCTGTATTTCACTTTCTCGTTCCGAGAACTCTGAACCCAATGCGCTGTATCCGCACTTGTCGATCCACGAATCCGCCTTGTCGAGATCGTTGAGCAGCCTCGCAGTCTTCAACCAATCCATCATCAAAGCAACGTGCCGCTCGGTCACATAACCGTGGGTTACCATGGCCTCTTTGATGATCGCGTTCCAACCCGTGGCAATGCGGGAGAAGTTCGCAAACGCATCCCCGTAGTCCTTGGCCCTCGATCCATTGATCAGTTCCTTGGCGGTGTCTAATACTTCGTCGCGTTTCATATTGTGTACCTATACTTGTTGTTAGATAGTAGGATGTAGAGATTGTGTCGGGCCCTAGTCACACCAACGTAGAACGCTCGGTGCTCATCATCAGGGAACTTGGTCCTGTCACAGGCTTTCGTTGATGCCGTCCATACCACACAGTTGTCATCCTCCCCTCCCTTCATAGCATGAAAAGTAGAGACCTTGATACGAGGAGCGGAAAGAAGATCCTCCCCTCGGCGAAATATCGCATCGATGTATTCCTGTTCTGAGGCTGGCACATTGAGAACCTCATACGCGCCATACGAAGCATCGCGCAACAGACCGTAGTCCTTGATCAAGGTGCCCATGTTTAACTGCACATCGCTCGAGAGAGCATCAAGCAGTTTGATCGATCCCCTCGTTACAACAGCATCCACGCCTTGCTTCTTGACCCCCGAATACAGGTTCTTGATCTCCTGCAGACCGACAGGTTTGTCTTGGCATAGCTTGTCCCATGTGATCAGGTTGCCAACCAGTTCCTCTGACAGACTAGACTTGCCGTTGCGAGAGTACTTTAGACCTGCAGATCGCAACCAGTTCGCCATCTCTGTGACGTACCCATTGGTTCGTGCCATCAAAGTAAACGAGCCTTCGTGCAGCGGGATCTCCGACAAGTAGTTAACGTACTCGACCTTCCCCTGTTCTTCCCTGGAGTCAAAAATCTTTTCATGACGGCCACTGATCCGCATGGATATCCTTTCGGCAACCTCGTGTACCGCCTTGGGTATCCGATACGATTGACTTAGGACCTCGATGTTGTCCGAACTCTTGTTAAAGAGATTAACATCAACGCCCGTCCAACGGTGGATGGCCTGATCATCATCACCCGCAATCCAAACTTGATCCGAGGATGCAGCGATCTTCTTCGCCATCTCCCACTGCAGGGGTGTGAAGTCTTGAGCCTCATCAATGAACAGGTAGTCCAAGTAGGGTGACTCCCCGTACTCAATAAACTTCTCAATCATATCCACGAAGTCATACTTGTCGGTGGATCGTTTGTACTCCACGAGTTGATCGGACAGCTGCTTGAGCTTGGCAAAGAACAGATTCCAGTCCGCCTCTTCGTTGTACTCCTGCTCAAGGTCCACCATCCGGAGTCTGGCACGGCTGTCCAGTTGCAGATAGCGCGACCCTGCCCCACCAATCGTAGGAAGAGTGATGCCCCCATCCAAGGACGTGTACTCTCGGCCCTCGAATGTAAGACCCAACTCCCTGCCGATGTTGTTGTAGTCCTCGGCGTTCATGATGTCGGTTGTCTTGAGGCCGAGACCGTGGAACCCGAACGCA